TTCGCCCGCGTGCCCGACGGTCACTCGATGCTGACGGCCACGGCGGACACCACCAGTTGCCGCATCTTCAACAGCACGCCCAACGGCCCCGGCACCGCCTTCACGGAAGTGCGCACGTCCGGCAAGGTCAAGGTGCTGACGCTCGGTTGGTGGGACCACCCGGAGAAAGGCAAGGACCGTCGGCTGATCGAGGACACGACGACCGGCAAGCTCAAATGGACCAGCCCGTGGTATGAGGCCGAGTGCGCCCGCCGCGTGAGCCGACGCGAGATCGCCGAGAACCTGGACATCGACCACCTGGCGTCGGGCAGCTTGTTCTTCGACACCGACGTGGTGGCGCGGCACACCAGCGCCTACGTCCGCCCGCCCGATTTCATCGGCAAGATCGACTTCAAGCGCGTGCGCCGGCCCGATGAGGTTGCCGAAGTCCTGCGGCACGGCCGCGTGAACGAGATCGGCTTCGCCCGGTTGTCCAATGACGGCCCCTGGCGGTTCTGGACCAACCTGATCGACGACAGGCCCGACCAGACGCGCAACTACGTCTTGGGAGCGGACATCTCCAATGGACAGGGCGCGAGCAATTCCGCCATCACCGTGCGCTGCGTTGAGACCGGCGAGAAGGTCGCGGAGTTCGCCGACCCGGACACGCCCCCGCACGACTTGGCGCGGATCATGGTCGCGGCGGCGCTGTGGTTCGGCGGCGCGAAGAACAACGGCAAGCCGCTGCTGGCGTGGGAAGCCAACGGACCCGGCGGCATCTTCGGGCGCGAGATCGTCGAGCGGCTGAGCTACCCGTTCTTCTACCACGACCGGCAGGAAGGCACGACCGACCACAAGAAGACGCGGCGCTACGGCTGGCACTCCAACCGCAACAAGAAGGAAACCCTGCTGGCCGACTACCGCCGGGCGCTGGCGCGCGACGAGATCATCAACCATTCCGAAGCGGCCATGCGCGAAGTCGGCCTCTACATCTACTACGAGAACGGCACGATTGGCCCGTCGCACCTGGTCGAGGAGAGCGACGGCGCGCGGTCCGCGCACGGCGACCGCGTGATCGCCGACGCCCTCGCGGTGATGGCTGCCCGTGAAGCTCCCAAGGCCGGCGCGAAAGGCCCCGAAGCGCCGTCCGGCTCGTTCCATTCCCGGCGGTTGCAGCGTCGCCGTCGCCAGCACTGGGACCAAGACCGTTGGAGACGATAGACCATGCCCGCCAAAATCACCCCCCAGCGTTTGCAGCGCGCTATCCAGCACGGCTTCGACCGGCTTCAGCACTTCCGCCGGCATCGCGTGTCGTTCATGCGCGAGTACGTCGGTGCCTTCTACGACCGCGAGGTCGGCAAGGCACTGCCGCTCAACATGATCCACAACGCCGTGTCGATCATCGTGCCTAATCTGGTCGCCAACTTCCCCAAGAATCGCGTCAGCAGCCGGTACATGATCTACCGCGACTACGCCGAGATGCTGGCGCTGGGCGTGGACTCGCTCAACAAGGAGATCGACCTGCGCGCCACGCTGCGGCTGGCCATCACCGACGCGATCTTCGGCATGGGCATCATCAAGACGGGTCTGGCGGTCAACGGGCAGACGCTGGAACTGGAAGACGGGCATGTCAATATCGGCCAGCCTTATGCCGACCGGGTGGACCTGGACGACTTGACGTTCGATCCAATGTGCCGGGATTTGCGCGAGGCGGTGTTCATCGGGAACAAGGTGCGGGTGCCCAAGGCGTTCCTGTCGGAGTCCGGGCTGTTCGACGCGGATATGGTTGAGCGGATTCCGACCATCGGGCAGGACGGCAAAGGCGGCGAGCGCAGATCGTCCGACCTGAGCATGGGCAAGGTCAACGCCTACGAAGCCAACGAGCTGGTCGAGTACGTCGAGCTGGTCGAGGCGTGGCTACCGGACGACAAGGTGATCGTGACCATGCCCGCCGGCGACCAGACGCCCGACCGCTTCCTGCGCGTGGTCGATTATGAAGGCCCGGACACCGGCCCGTACAACTTCCTCGGCTTCGCGTGGGTGCCCAACAACCCGCTGCCCGTCGCGCCGTGCGGCATCTGGTACGACCTGCACGTCCTGGCCAACGACATCGCCGCGAAGATGGCTCGGCAGGCCCGGCGGCAGAAAGATGTGCTGCTCTACGGCCGCTCCGCTGTCGATGACGCGATGGAGATCATGGAATCCGACGACGGCGACGTGATCGCCGTGGACGATCCCCAAGCGGTTCAGTCAGTCAGCTACGGCGGCACCAACGAGAAGGGTTACGAGCACCTTGGGTTCCTCAAGGCTGAGTTCAGCCAAATGGCCGGGAACATCGAGCAGTTGGGCGGCGTCCGCTCCGACGCGCCGACCGCGACCCAGGCCGAGATTCTGCAAGCCAACGGGACGGTGCGCCTCGAAGACATGCGCGACCTGGTTTACATCTTCACGGCCAAGGTCAACCGCAACCTGGCGTGGTATCTGCACACCGACCCGCTGATCGAGATGCCGCTGACCAAGCGCCTGCCGGGCGGCGAAGAAATCCCACTGACGCTCACGCCCGAAGTGCGGCGCGGCGAGTTCTTCGACTTCCACTTCGAGATCGAGCCGGAGTCGATGCAGCGGATGGACCCGAACCTGCGCGTGAAGCGAATGCTCGAATGGGCGACCAACGTGATCCCCGCCGCGGCCAACGCGGTGGCGCAGTTCGGCCCGGCGTTCAATGTTGGCAAGTTCATCTCCATCACCGGCAAGGCGCTGGGCCTGCGCGAACTGGATGAGTTGTGGAACGAGCCGGTGTTCCAGATGCAGATGATGGAGCAGCTTGCCCGCGCGCCGCAGATGGCCGATTCCAAGGCGGTGCCGGCGTCCAATGGGGCGCGCCCCGGCCAGACCAACCCGATGGCCTGGTACAGATCGCAGATCGTGGACGAACGCAATCAAGAGCGGCAGCAGGTCGCCGCCGGCGCTCAATCGACCTACGACCGCGTGCGGCAGGCGATGTAAGTTTCGACACGGGAGGAAGGCCGATGATCCATGCCGATCTACTGTTTCGAGTGCCCGCGATGCGGCCACAAGGCCGAGGAGTTCGCCCACAGGCCGCAGCGCCCGCGCGTAGGGTGCGCCAAGTGCGGGACGCCGATGGCCATTGACTTTCAGGCCGAGGTGGTCGGCGGGTTCACCGACTGGGCCAAGCCGCTTGAGTCAGAGGCGGCGGGCATCGACCCCAAGGCCATCCCCCAGGCCCTCAAGCTCTTCCCCCACCACGACTACAACCCTGCAACCGGCGCGATGCGCTTCCACTCGCGGGCGCACCGCAAGCGCTGCCTGGCCGACATCGGCATGGTGGATCGCAGCGACTACTGCGGCGGTCGGTCAAGATAGACAAGATTGTAAACACTGTATAATACGGTACTTAGGTGTTGACAACCGACCCATCTTGCCGATAATCTCTCATAGGTAAGACCTTCCCGAAAGGTCTGTAAGCACACGGTTCCAACGACACGGGAGGCAGGTTCGATGGATGCCATTGACAGACGACCTGACAACCTCCGCAACGCCGACAGGCGGCTCCGATCCAGCGGGCGATGAAGCGCCCGCCAATCTCTCTCCCGCATCCGATGCGTCCGGCGATACCGGCGCGGGCGGGGGCGACGAAGTTTCGGCTGCCGTCCAGAGCAAGTTCCGCGAGGTCTTCGGCAACGCCACGGACGATGACGTGGAAGCCGACGAGACCGACGCCGCTGGCTCGGACGAACATGCCGAACCTACCGTCGATGGCGATGCCGCGCCGCAGCGGACCGCGCCGGATCGGGCCGAGCCAAAGAACGTCGCGCAGGACATCTCGGACGATGAGATCGACACGCGACCGCCATCGGAGCGCGAAGCGGCAAGCCGCAAGGCTGCCCCTACCGCCAGTGCGCAGGGAGTGCCCGAAGCGCACATCCAATCGGCCAAGCGGCGTGGGTGGACCGACCGGGACATTCAGGAACTGACCCGCGCCAACCCGCAGTTGGCGGCGCGCACCTTCGCCAAACTCCACGACGACGCCAATGAACTGGCGCGGCGCTACGCGGAGATCGGGCGTCAGCAGACGGCGCAGCGCGGCCAGCCCGCGCCCGCCGACCAGAGGCCGCAGCGTCAGAGAGCCGACGCCGAGCAACCGGCGCAGCAGTCGGCGATGGGACTGAACTTCGACGCCTTGGTGAACAAGTATGGTGATGACCTGGTGAACGACATCGTTCGCCCGATGCAAGAACGCCTGGTGCAGGCGGATGAAGCCATCGCCTACGTTCGCCAGCAGAAACAGGAAGCCTTGAGCCGCACGGTGGACGGGTTCTTCGGTTCGCTGGGCAAGTCGTTCGAGGACTTCTACGGGGGCGGCAAGCCGCCGCACCAGATCAACGTCGATCAGCTTCGCTCGCGCGAGAAGGTGTGCGAGGAAGCCGACGCGATCTTCGCCGGTGCCGCCGCCCAGGGCCGTGGGCTTTCCGTCACCGAAGCCCTCGAAATGGCCCACAACCTTGTGTCCGCAGGATTCCAGCAAACAGCCATCCGCCGCGAGATGACCAGCAAGGTCAAGGGACGCGAGCGCCAGATCACGATGCGCCCGACCCACCGGGTCTCCGGCGCGCCGGACGAGCGCGACCCTTACGCGCGGGCCGAAGCGACCGCATCCCGCAAAATGCGCGAGATCGGCCTGACCGCCTGACCACGTTGGCCGTGCAGCGGCCAGGAGTAATCAGTCATGTCCCAAGGCATCAAGAACAGTCAGTTGGCGGACCTCATCGCCACGACGCTGCCCGACCTGCCCAAGAACAGGTTCGAGGTCGCGTTCGAGTACGAGAACTACGAGGTCTGCAACCGCTGGTTCCGGGAAGACCGCGTGGACGTGGACGGCGGCACGCACATCGAGCGCAACATCATGCTCGACGACAGCGGCAACGCGCGTTACGTCCGGCTCTTCCAGACTTCCAGCATCAACGTCGCCGACGTGCAGAAGAAGATCACCATTCCGTGGTGCCAGCTTGAGACGCACTGGAGCATGGAGCGGCGCGAAGTCCTGCGCAATCGCAACAACGCCAAGGGCTTCATCAAGCTCATCAAGTCGCGCCGCGTGGACGGCATGATCTCGCTGGCCAACCTCATCGAGCAGCGGGCGTGGCGGACCCCGCAGAACGCCAACGACGACCTGTACCCCTTCGGCCTGCCCTACTGGATTTGCATGGCCAACGCCGGCGTCACCGGCGAAGGGTTCATCGGCCAGACGGCGCGGTTCCAGGATGGCTCGACCACGACGGTCATCGCCGGAATGGACGCCGCCGCGCACGACAAGTGGCGCAACTACGCGGCGACCTACACCACTTTCAACGCGACGGTCATCAAGAAGATGCGCAAGCTCTTCACGGCGATCCAGTTCAAGCAGCCCATGATGGTCAAAGACCTCGAACAGGGGCCGCTGAGCAACTACCGCATCTACATGGGCCTCGATGAAGTGACCGAGTTCGAGACGATGGCCGAAGCGCAAAACGACAACCTCGGCCCCGACCTGGCCAAGTTCCAGGGCGTGACCACGTTCCGCCGGGTGCCCGTGGTTTACATCCCGCTGCTCGACGACGACCAGTACGACCCGATCTACTTCATCAACCACAACAAGTTC